AAGGGCCTGCTCCAGGTCATCGACACGACCTTCAACGCCTACGCGGGGAAGTACCGGGGCAAGGGCCAGCTCGACCCGTACGCGAACATCTACGCGGCCGTGCGGTACGCACAGGCCGCCTACGGCTCCGGCTGGTCCTCGCGGATGGCCCGCCCCGGTGGCTACAAGGTCGGCGGCGTCACGGTCCCCGGAATCCACATGGTCGGCGAGGCCGGGCCCGAGCTGATCGCGACCTCCGGCAACGACCGGGTCTTCACCGCGTCGGAAACTCAGCAGATGCTTCGCCGGGCCGGGACGGGCGCCGGAGTGACCGTGATCAAGCTGCCGGACACCTTCATCGTGAAGATCGGCGAGGTGGAGTTCCGGGCCATGCTGGACGACGAAACCCGCGCGGTACTGTCGTCCATGGTCCGTGACGCAGAAGGAGCCCGCTAATGCCCATCGTCGTCTCACAGCCGGTCCTTCAGCCGGTCGTCACCGACGCGCAGTCACCGGATGGAAAGATCCGTGCCACGGTCATGTCTGGGACCGCCGGGGTTTTCATCCGCGTGGACTACAGCTCCATGCTGACGCTGGTCGGCTACTCGTGGCCGAACCCGTTCCGGCTGACCATCTGGCGGCAGTTCTCCGGCGGAGACCCGGAGCCAGTCCGGGGCGCCGCGAACATCAGTCAGTACGGCGCGATCGTCCACGCCTACGACGACGAGGTGAAGTTCGGCCAGCAGGTCGTGTACTGGGCGGAGGCGCCGACGGCGGACGGCGCCGAGATCGTGGAGACGGACAAGGTCGCGGTCAAGACGTGGGAGCCCGACGGGGGGTTTACACAGCCGGGCGTGTGGATCAAGAACCTGGAAAACCCCGACCTGAGTGTCCCCGCTCGCTGCGTCGACTGGAGCGCGGGCAGCTGGGCGAGCCGAAACGCGACGGCGGACGTCTGGGGCTCCGAGTTCCCGGCCGTCACCACCGACGTGCGGAAGTCGTACAACACGAAGATGACCATCCTCACGAAGGACGAGGACGAGTATCAGGCTCTCCTCGCGGCCGTGAACGCCTCCGTGGTGTACGTGGTCGGTCTGGAGCGGCACCGGCGGCGCACCGGGTACTACCTGATCGGGGACATCGCGCCCTCGCGCATCGGCCGGGCGTCCTCCGGCTACGACTCGTGGGACATCGGACTCACCGGCATGGGGCGGCCGTCCAGCAGCGGGCACAGCCTGACGGTCCCGGGCCGGACGTACGCCGACCGGCGCCGCACCTTCGAGACGTACCAGCTGGTGAAGGACGACGGCCAGTCCTCCCCGCTGAACCCGAACCCGAACTTCGAGACGGACGCTTCCGGCTGGTCGACCGTCAATGCCACCCTGACGCGTGTAAACACCGTGGCCTACTCGGGGGCGTGGTGCGGCCGGATCGTCTCCGGCTCCGGCTCCAGCCCCCGCGCGGAGACCAACCACCAGCCGGTCACCCCGGGCCGCACGATCCGCACCGTTGGTCACCTCCAGGTGCCACAGGCAACCCCGACCGGGATCGAGATCGACACCAACTTCTTCGACGCGAATCACGGCTACATGACCACCCGCGCCGACTTCCGCTCGAACCCCGCGCAGAACGTATGGATCGACTTCGACAAGACCAACGTCGTCCCCGCCGGAGCGGCGTACGCTTCGACCGCGTTCGTCATCGGCGGCACCCCGGGCACCGGACTCACTCTGTACGGCGATGACATCATGCTGTTGAACGTCCGGCGATACGGAGCGGGAACGGAGCCGTACTGATGCAGAACCTCCCCACGTGGCTGCTCGCGGCACTGAACGACCCTTTCCAGCTGATCCCCCGGATCGAGTGGTCCCCCGACTGGTCCACCTGGTACCCGCTCCGGCCACTGTCCGGCTCTCACTCGCAGAACCGGACGCAGCAAGCCCGCTGGCAGTTCACCGGGACGTTCGCGAAGGACTACCCGGTAGGCGAGAAGGGCCTCCACCCGTACGGCCCTCGCGCGCGCATCCGGCTCGGCATCAAGACCGTGCGGAACCCGGTCTTCTGGATTGCGCAGGGCCACTACTCGATCACCTCCGCCGAGGAGAACGAAAGCTCAGTCTCCCTGTCCGGCAGCAGCTACGAGATCGACGTCCAACAGGCCGACTTCGTCAAGACACGACGGATCCCCGACAAGCAGTTCTGGACCTACCGGCAGCAGACGCAACAGCTGATCCTGGAGGCCGTCCCGGACGCGCGCTTCTACTGGGACGAGCGGCTGAACTACCACGACCGGATCCCGACCGGCTTCTTCACGACCGGCCGGTGGACCCTGATTGACGGCTCCGACACGGACGTGTCCGTGATGGGCGCTCTCGGTGGGGAGGCGTACTGCGATGCGAACGGTGCCTTCCGGTTCGTGCCGGTGCCGACCCTCGCTGACAACCCGGTGTGGAGGGTGGCGAAGGGCGGCGCCCTGATCATGCAGACCCGGAGCTTCGACCGTGACGACGTCTACAACGTGGTCGGGGCCATGAGCGATTCGACGGACGGCCTCCGCTCGATCGGCCCGGTCTTCGCGTGGGACAACGAGCCGACCTCGATCACGTATGCCGGGCCGGACCCGGTGAACCGGCCGGGTGTCGGTGCCGGGAAGTTCGGCGTGAAGCCCTTCATCTACACGAACAGCCTGATCGACACCGAGCCGCAGGCGGGTGTGGCGGCCCGCGCGCAGCTCGCGAACAAGCTCGGGCTGCACTACGGGCTCCAGCTGTCCGCCCGCTTCCACCCCGGCGTGGAGGCCGGGGACGTGATCGAAGTCGAGAACTACGACGACCAGGTGGAGCGCCACCTTCTTGACTCGATCTCGTACACGTGGGGCGCGGCCGACATGGGTTGTGAAGTCCGGTCCCCGAAGGAAGTCTTCAACCCGTCCGCAATTCAGCGCCGCATGGCCTACATTGCAATGTCGGACGAAGAAGAATTCAACCCGATTGCGCCGGAAGCGCCCGAGGACAACCCGACCCCGCCCACTCCCCCGCCGGGTGACCCGGTACCCGGTACGAAGACGTACAACGCTGTAGTCGGACGCGCCTTCGGCGGCAATGGCACGTCGGTGCATTCCGATTCGCAGATGTACCAGGGCTATTACAGCTCGACGTGGGGAAACAACAAGTCGATCATCATGTTCGACTCGGCGGCTATCGCGTCTTTCCTCTCCGGAAAGACTATCACCGGCTGCTCTCTGAAATTCAAGACCCAATTCTCGTACTATAATGCGGGATTGACTGCGATCATCGGGACGCACAACACGTCCGGTACTACTCGGCCCACTTCGTGGCCTTCCGGAACGAAATCGAACCGGGTGAAGAAGACCGGATGTTCCGCTGGGGAAACCACGACGATTTCTCTCGGCGTGACAATCGGAAACGAATTCAAGAACGGCACCGCTAAGGGCATCATCTTCGGTCCCGGTCCGAGTACTTCGAAAGACTATTACGGGTACCACTACTTCAGCGGTATCTCGATCACTTTCAACTACACGACCCCGTAAGGAGGCTCGGGAATGGCTACTCAGTCGCACCACCCCTGGTTTTCAATGCCGACACGCTCGAAGCCGTCCAAGGCTTTCTCACGGGCGATGAAGGCCGACACGAACGCGACCGTGGTCAAGACCGGCACGGTGACCGCCGTCCGATGGGACGGCAGTGTAAACGTCATCGTCGGCGGTCAGCGTTTCGTCGCGGTGGCCTGCGCGCAGTCCTACTCCGACCGGTCCCCGGGCGACCGCGTCCAGGTGATCATGCATGGCGGGATGCCTTTCGTCATGGGCGTGGTCGGCGGAGACCCGGACGCCGCGACCCCCGAGTGGTTCAGCAACGACGCGCAGCAGTACACATGGGGCCGGAACAACCAGACCAACAACGATCAGAAGGTGTGGGCCAACGAGGGCCTGCCGATGCGCATCGGGCGGCCAGGCTCGATCCACCCGGTCTACCCGGGGGACAACTACTACCAGGCCGCATGGTCGTACTGGGACGGCGCCACGAACAGCCTGAACGGCGCCCACAATGCGGCGGAGCAGGCGCAGTCCCTCGACCTCTTCGTGGCGCGTGCAGACTGGGACGAGGGTGACTACGGGCCCGCCTACTTCACGCTGTGGGGCCACAAGATGGATGCTCTGCCGGACGACCCGCAGGCGATCCTGCTCCAGACCACCCTGGACCCGCCCTCAATCGACTTCACCTTGGAGGCCGGGGAGCTGAAGGTCATCACGCTGCCGGACTCCTGGCGGGACAACATCAAGGCGACCACGCTCACCGTCGACACCATCCGGGGGTTCCTGATCACTCCGCAGGCCCCGGACGGCGAGCCGTGGGCGGTAGATAATAGCTACGCCATCCTCTCCACCATCACGGGTGGCATGCGGATGTATACCCAGTAGGAGGATGAGCCGTGGGCTACACGTACACCGACTTCGCCGGGCTCCGGGTCCCGGACGAGAACGCGGGGGACGACGTCCCGGCCGACCTCTCGTTCCTCGCGGAACAGCTGGACACCATGACGGTTCTGAAGGCGACCAGCACCTCCGACCGGGACGCGAAGTACTACGACGCGCCGTCCGGCGTGCTGTGCGTGGTGCGATCGGATCCCGGCGGCGTGGTCTCCGGCGTCTACATCAAGCAGGGCGACACCGGCACCGCGACGTGGGGGACGATCTGGGAGCCCCCGGCAGCGCTCACGCTGACCGCGCTGAACCTCGCGGACCCGTACACCTCCCGGGGCGTCCCGACGTACGACCCGGGCGTCTACAAGGAGCCCGGCGGCATCTTCGCGCAGATGTCCGGCGCGATTGTCCGCGTGGACGGCGGGCAGATCCAGTCCAGCACGGTGCTCGGCTACCTGCCGTCGGGCTATCTCCCGATGCGTGTAAACGACTTCGCGTGTGCGATCACGTCGTCCAGCTCGTACACGACCTCGGAGCCGAAGGTCTCCCTCCAGGTGGACGGAACGATCAACTACTTCGGGACGCCGACCAACTGGGTCAGCTTCGACTCGATCCGCTACTTCCTCGCACCGAACCAGTAAGGGGCGTGTAAACGATGGCACGAGCTATCTACGGAGCCGACGGCTCGGCGCAGGTCGTGAGCCTGACCGGCACGCCGACGCTCGCGGCGGCCACCGTGAAGAGCGCCCGCACCGCAGGCGTCACGGTGACCGATATCCAGAACATGAGCGGGGCCAACCTGGGCGGCGTGGTCACCCCCGACTCGCGCGGCCAGATCATCTTCCAGGGCCCGGACAACTCCACGGCGACCTACTGGCTCGACTTCGGCGACGGCGGCCCCCGGTGGGCCGTGCACCCCGTCGACCTCCCGGCGCTCGTGACGTCCGTCGTGGCCGCACGCGAGGTGGCGCAGAACACGGCCCCCGGCTCGCAGACGGTGAAGAGCGCGCTGCCGTACGTCGACAACACCGCGCTGAAGAACCTCGCGCTAGCACTGGACGCGCTCGTGATCCCCCGGTTCGCCTCGCAGGCGGCCCGCAACACGGCCTTTCCGTCCCCGGCCGACGGGGACCGGGTGTACCGGACCGACCTCCACGCCCACCAGACCTACCGCGCGGTGGTGGCCCGGTGGGTCACCGACACCACGCTGATCCAGGAGTCCAACATCGGGGCCGACGCGGGCTCGATCACCTTCAACAACATCCCGCAGGACTGGCGGCACCTGATCATCCGTTGCCGGACCCGGATGGTCGGCTCCACGGCGTCCAACACGATCGCCTCGTACTTCGGCGTCCGGATCAACAACGACTCCGGCACGAATTACAACTACAACGGCCATGTCCGGTCGATCAAAGCGGTGTCGAACGTACTCACCTACGAGGTGGCTCGGGACGGCTCCGGCGGCGGTGCGACGACTACGGCGGCCGTGTACGGCTCGACTCAGGGCGGCATCAACAACTTCGTCGGCGTCGGCGTGACGTCGGCGTGGGTCGGTCTCTGCCCCGGCTCCGGCAACGCAGCAGGCATCTTCGGCGGCGGTGAGATCCGGATCGACGACTACACCAACGGCGCCTCCCGGAAGAACATCACGGGCAGCTGCGGATTTGGCGACAACTCCGGCTTCGCCGGGACCGGCTACGCCTCCCGCTCGGACATCATGGGCGGGTGGCAGAACAACGCGGCCATCACCCGGCTGGATCTGATCCCGGCCGCCGGTACCGCGTTCGCCGCCGGGTCGTCCTTCTCTCTGTACGGTATGGGGTGACATGCCGCACCGACTGAAGTCCCCGTTCACCCGGCAGCGCATCGGCCGCCGGGGTGCCTGCCTGCTGATCTTCGGCTTCATCTCCTTCTGCATCGGCGGAGCCCTGTTCGTACAACCGCACGATCAGTCAGGACGGCCCCGGACCATTCCGCTTCTCGAAAAGATCGCGCCACCTGAAGTGTGGGGTGGCGCATGGGTGGTCTTGGGCCTGGTGGCGATGGTCTGCGCCTTCTTCGGATGGAAGGCACAGGCCAAGGGCTATCTGATCGCGTATACGCTTCCGCTTATCTGGGGCTCGGCGTACTTCGCTTCGTGGGCCCTGGGGTGGCTGGTTACCGGTTGGATCGCTGGGATCGTCTACCTGGGATACTCACTGCTCGTGATCGTCATCGCGGGGTGGGAGGAGTCCCCGGTCCTGATGCCGGTCCTGGCGCAGGAAGAAGAGGCCCAAGACGAATGACTGAGACCCTGATCGGAATAGCATCCGCGTTCATCACGGGTCTGCTTCTTCTGCTCGGCAACCGCTATGTCGCGAAGCAGACCCGTGAAGTCGGCGAGCAGCAGGTAGAGGTAGAGCAGCGGAAGGTAGACCAGGAAGCCTTCGACCGTTTCATTTCCCGTTACGAAGCCGATCGGGCGAGGCAGGATGAAGAGCTGGAAGAGACCCGGTCCATGCTCCAGGACACTCGGGCATTGCTCCGGGCGGCCTTGAAGCACATCAACCTGTTGCGTCGGGAAATGACTAACAGGAACGTTACTCCGCCTCCGCTCCCCGAAACGCTCGAAACGGTTCCGTGGGGCCTGCTCAATGAGGGAGATCCCCACCTGTGAAGCCTTACTGTTACCCCGGTCCGAAGCGAATCGCTGCCGCTGCCAAGCTGGCCGGATTCCCAGACGACGTGCTCGAAGTAGCTGTGGCGGTATCCGGTTGCGAGACGTCGGGGAACATCTGGGTAGTCGGCGGTCCGAACAAGAACGGCACCTTCGACTTCGGCGCCTGGCAGATCAACGACGTGCACCGCAAGGAACACCCGGAATGGTTCGACGCGACCGGCGCCGGTACCAACTGGGCGAACCACGCCGACAATGCGAAGATGGCTTTCGTCGTTTACACGGAAGCCGGGAACTCTTTCAAGCCATGGGTGGCCTACACGACCGGCCGGTACAAGGACTCCACCGGTCCTTACGCGAGGTCGGCCGGGGTGTCGTGGCTAGACTGGGCGCGTCAAGGAGTAGCAGACATGAAGGCGGACCTGGCCAAGGGCCGGACGCTGGAAGTCATCGCTTCGATCTACCTGGAGGCGTGATGGGTGCAGAAGCACGCCCGGTCCCCGAGAATGGGGACATGGGCCAGGACGAGCAGGCGGCCCTGATCCGGCCGACCGGCGACGGTGTACCGGCGGACAACGAGGACGACAAGCTCCGCGAGGAGTGGGGCGAGCCCGTGCGCGGCGTCTACGCCCCCAACGCGGAGGCCCGTCTCGTCTTCGGAGAGGGTGACGGCGCATGAGCGGACGTGAAGACATGGTGGCGGCCATGGAGTCGTGTCTCGGGATGACCGAGCGCGACGGCTCGCAGAACAAGGTCCAGGCGTGGTACCGCAACCGGAACGGGGCCGCGTACAGCGGCAACTTCGCCTGGTGTGACGCCACGATCTCGTGGGCCGCGTACGTGTCCGGCAACCACGACGCGGTGTGCTTCGGCAAGGACTACGCCTACACCGTGGCGCACGCGGCGAAGTTCCAGGCCGAGGGCCGGTGGCACACGGACATCGCCGGGATCCAGCGCGGGGACATCGTCTTCTTCGACTGGTCCGGGACGAACAACATCGCGAACATCGACCACGTCGGCATCGTCACCTCGGTGTCCGGCACGACCGTTTACACGGTCGAAGGCAACATCGGGAACGTGTGCGCGCGGAAGGTCCGGTACTCGAACTACATCGTCGGCTACGGCCGTCCGGCGTACCCGGCCCCGGCGAAGCCGTCGACCGGCACCGGCGTGAAGTACCAGCCTTTCCCGGGTGCCTCGTGGTTCAAGCAGTCCCCGAAGTCGTCCATCGTGACGCGGATGGGGAAGCGCCTCGTGGCGGAGAAGTGCTCCGCGTACAAGTCCGGCCCCGGCCCGCAGTGGACGACCGTCGACCGGGCGTCTTACCAGAAGTGGCAGCTGAAGCTGGGCTACAAGGGCACTCAGCCCGGCGGCGCGGCCGACGGATGGCCCGGCAAGACCTCGTGGGACAAGCTGAAGGTCCCCGTCGCCTGAGCCTGACCTTCTGGCAGACTGAAGCCCGTCCCGGGCAACACCGGGGCGGGCTTTCGTCTTGGGAGGGGCCGAGTGGCCACCAGCGAGTACAGCGATCCGAATGTGGGGGCCGCGAATCTGGGGTACACCCTGATTCTCGGGCTGAACAACAACAGCAAGCAGATGGTTGCGCCGATCTCCACGCTGAACGACAACTTCACCGACGAAGATCTCCAGAAGGTCGTGGATGCGCTCGCGGGCATCCCTGGCGCCTCAAACGTCCGGATCGAGCAAGGCAAGGGCGTTACCCGGACCTTCTCCCCGGACCGCCCGTACGAGCCCCTGCCGCCTCCGCCGGAGTAAGCCGCGCGTGAGAAAATGGCCGGAGCCCGGCTACGGAGGCCGGAAGACAAGGAGTGATCATCATGCTCTTCGGACGTGAGCCCGCCACGATCCTGGCATTCCTGGCCGGGATCCTGAAGGTGGCCGTGGCGTTCGGTCTGCCGGTGACCGAGACGCAGCAGACCCTTCTGAACACCTTCGCCGCTGCGGTCGTCGGCATCCTGCTTCTGATCGTGCTGCACACCGGCGCCTGGTACGCCGCTCTGGTGAACTTCGCGCAGGCGGGGATGGCTCTGGTCGTCGGCTTCGGTCTCGACTGGTCGGTGGAGAAGCAGGCAACCGTGATGGCGGCCGTCGGTCTGGGTCTGGCCGTACTGGGCATCCGCCCGCAGGTGGAGGCGCCGGTCTCGCAGGTCGAGGCGGAGACCCGGTCTCCGCTGGACAAGACCACGGCCTAGGCCGTGCCGGTGTAAACGACAGGGGCCGTCTTCGGGCGGCCCTTCGTCGTTGGCTTGACAGGTAGCCGGGCAGCGCAGTACCGTAGTACCCGTTAGACCAGCTCGTTCATCTCCTTCGCGGACGGCCCTTGTCCGCCCGTGTTGGAGGCCGCCGGGACCAGGGTGTCTCGTCCCCTGCTGATAGCCCGGCGGTACCACGGCCCCCTCCCGCTCATCGTGCCGGGAGGGGGAAGGCACGGGAAGGCGGAGGTTCCAATCCGCCCGCCGATGGGTGTTGGCCCACCCGAGACCTGTGCCTGTCCCCTCGGGGATTGAGCGCCCGTATCGCGACTACGGATGACGCTCTCCCCGAGGGGATCTCCCCGTAAAGATCTTGAAAGAGGTGCTTGCAGCCCCTCTTGGTAGCGTGGTACTGTAGATACATCGAAAGGGGCACAGGGCCCCACGAGAAGGAGTGATCCACATGGCCACCGAGAACGACATGAGCTTCAAGGACATGTTCGAGGCCGTCAAGCAGCTCCCCGGCTCCTGGGGCCCGCGCCGCGAGCAGCCGTCCTGGGACAGGGACTTCGAGGGTCGTCAGGAGATCCACGCTAGCTTCGTCCAGGGCACCGACAAGGCGAAGGAGTGGATGGCCTTCGCACTCGGCTTCTCGGACACCCTGATCGGCGGCTACGAGGGTCTGCCGAACGTCCGTCAGGCGGGCGTCGCCGCGATCACCGAGTACGTGCCGAAGGGCAAGAACCAGTTCGAGGACTGAGCCCCCACGCTCCGTGGCCCGGCCCCTTCGGGGGTGCGGGCCTTCGGGGGTGCCAGAACCTACCCGAGGAGTGAGCGGCATGGCACAGGAGAGCGAATACCAGGTCCGAGAAGACACAGCCGTGGAGGTCAAGGGCACAGACCCGATCGACCTCCAGACCATCCCTGTGTGGTCCGTGACCCGCGTCGTGGACGGCATGGGGTGGCACATCGCGAAGTACCGGACCGCGAAAGCAGCACAGAAAGCGGCCGACACTCTGGCGGCCCTGTCCGGCGAAGAGGTTCTTTGACGGGTCCACAATGGGGCCATGAGCGTACGCATGAACCTTCCCGGCCCCTTCTCCGTCCGTCTGCGCGGTCTGTCGCTCCGGCAGCAGATCGCGCGAGACAAGCAGACCCTCCGCGAAGCCCGCGAGGGGTGGTGGGAACTCCGCGCGCTGTTTACACGGTCGCGGGAGCCCAAGAAGATCAAGAAGTACCGTCGCCAGATTCAGCGGCAGAACGAAGCCCTTGCCCGGCAGTACCGCCGGGACGGCACGATCACCTAGGAGCAGCACGATGACGATCCCCAAGAGCCTCGCGGCCATCCTCTCCGGCGCGGCCCTGTGCGCCTCTCTCGCGGCCTGTACGAGCCCGCAGGCGCCCGAGGGCCCGGAACTGCCCGAGCAGACGGCCACGGTGAGCGTGGACCTGTCGGCGGGGGACGTGTTCCTTACGGCGGCCCGCGCCACGGCTCCCGAGCTGGAGTACGTGGACGACGCCACCCTGACGGACCTCGGGCAGTCCGTGTGCGGCGCCTTCGAGGCCGGAGCGTCCACCAGCATGATCGGCTACACCATGATCCAGTCCGGGCTGGACGCGACCGCCTCCGGCGCGGTGGTCGGCGCGGCTACGGCGTCCCTGTGCCCCGAGTACGAGGACGCGGCACGCGGTCAGTGAGCACACAGTGAAGGGGCCCGGTTGCCTGTCGGCGGCCGGGCCCCTTCCCCAAGGAGTGCTGACGATCCCCATCGGCGAGCACGTACAAGCAGATTACCAGGGAGAAGCTGATGTTGACGCTCAGGCCGTACCAGAAGACCGGGCTCGACTTCTTGCGGGCCAACCCGCGCGCGTTCCTCGCGGACGAGATGGGGCTCGGGAAGTCAGCGCAGATGATCTTGGCCAGCGAGGGCAAGACGCTGATCGTCGCGCCCGCGATGGTCCTGGACGGCGGGACGTGGCGGGACGAGATCGAGAAGTGGTGCCCCGAGCGCGCGGAGGACATCACGTGCGTGCCGTATACATCGCTCGTGCAGCGCGAGGGCCGGAAGATCACCCGCAACGCCCGGCCGGAATACCGGGGCCCGTGGGACACGGTGATCCTGGACGAGGCCCACTACCTGAAGGGCCGGAAGACCTCGTGGACGATCGCGCTCCGGCCGATCCTGAAGCGGGCCGGGCGGGTCATCTACGCGACCGGCACGCCGGTGCCCAACTGGGCGCAGGAGATCTTCGAGGTGGCGCAAGGACTGTGGCCTGAACGGGCAAAGCCGGGCGGGGAGTTGGGCTCTTACTGGCGTTGGGCCGACCGGTGGTTCGACACGGAGCCGGACATCGTCTACCGGGCCGGGAAGCAGCTCGAAGTGCCGCGCGTGGGCGGGCTGTTGGCCTGTGACTGGACGTGCGAGGAGCGCGACCCGCTGGACCCGTGCGACCACTTCAAGGACTTCTTCGCGGCGAACCTCGGGGAGCGCTTCCTTCAGCGCCTCCGGGACGACGTGCTCACCGACCTTCCGCCGCTCACGATCGAGACCGTTTACACGCCGATGACGGCGAACCAACGGCGGATGTACCGCGAGGTCAAGAAGGACTTCGTGGCCGAACTGGGCGACGGCCGCCTGAAGGTCGCGTGGAACTCCGGTGCGAAGAACGTGCTCTTGGACAAGATCGCCACCGGGGCGAGCATCCTGGACCCGTCCGAGGACGCGATGAAGGGCTCCGGGAAGCTCCAGCGTCTCGCGTACGACCTCGCGGACCGGACGCGGCCCACGCTCGTGGTGGCGCACTTCCAGACGTCCGTGGAGGCCGCCGCGCGCGTCGCGGAGGGTCTGGGTATGTCGTGCGGTGTGATCCACGGCGGGACGTCCCGGCCGGACCGCCGCCGGATTGTGGAGACCTTCAAGGCGGGCCAACTGGACGTGCTGTGCGGGTCGTTGGAGACGATCGCGGAAGGGCTCCAGCTGACGGCCGCCGATTTGGTGATCTTCCTGGAGACCTCGTTCAAGCCGTCCCGGAACCAGCAGGCCATGAGGCGGATCCACCGGCTCGGACAGGAACGGCCGTGCACCGCGCTGGACTACATCACGCCTGACTCGATCGACGAGGGCAAGCGCGAGTTGCTGAAGGCGAAGACAGACCAACAGATCCGGATCATGACGGCTGCTCAAATGGCCGCTGTGTCCTAGCAGTTGTGTCGAAAACGTGATACCTCGGTGTACTACACACCGAGGTATCGTGGTACTATAGATACAGGACGACGACCCCCGAGGAGATGACGTGAGCTTGATCCAGGCCACACCCCCGTGGCACATGAAGGCCGCCTGCCGGTCGCTCGGAGAGGCGGACTCGATCTTCTTCCCCGCCCCGACCGTGGCCGAGCGCGTAGGCGCCGGTGAGGCGAAGGCGTACTGCGACACCTGCCCCGTCATGTACGAGTGCCTGAAGGCCGCCCTGGACGGCAACGAGCACGGCACGTGGGGCGGACTCACCCACTCCGAGCGCCTGCGCCTGAAGTCGAAGATGAAGCCTGAGCACTTCGAGACCGTGGAAGCCCTCCAGGACTATCTGGAGCTGGTCATGCCGCGCTGCTCGCAGTGCGACCGGCACCGCAAGAACAAGGAGGACTCCGGCATGTGCGCGGAGTGCTTCTACGCCGCGCGCCGGGCCGAAGCCGCGAAGAAGCCCAAGCCGAGGTGCAACCGGAAGAACTGCGACAACGTCGCGCACGCGCGCGGGAAGTGCGTCAAGCACTACCACGCGATGCTGCGCGAGCAGGAGAAGAAGGCGACGGCCGCCGGTAAGGCGAAGGCCGCGCAGGATCTGGCGGTGGCGGTCTGATGCCGAAGCTCAGCGAAGCACGGAAGAAGGCGGCCGGGACTACGAAGATGGGCCCGGCCGGGGAGACGAAGGCGGCCGAGCTGCATCACGAGCCGATCCTGTTCCCGCGTGTAAACAGCGAGGACATGACGGTCCTGGCGATCGACCCGGGCGAAACGCACGTGGGCCTCGCGGTCGGGTGCCGGTACTTCACGGAGGGCCCCGGCACCGACCCGCAGGGCATGGACGAGTGGCAGCTTCAGGCGCCCGGTTGGCGCGTCTACGACGTGGCCGAGCTGACTCCGCCGGAGTTCGTCCGGTGGTTCCGGCGCTCGATCCAGCACTTCGACATGGTCACGTGCGAGAAGTTCACGCTGTACCCGCACCTCGCCAAGGAACAGGTGGGCTCCGAGATGCCAACTTCCAAGCTGATCGGGTGGATTGAGTTCACGATCATGCTCTGGAACGAGATGGTCCACGAGCCCGGAAACCCGGCCCTCGGGTACACCGAGATCCAGTACGACAGCTACCCGGCGAACATCCACAAGGGCACGTCGGCCGTGATGAAGAAGCGGGGCATCCCCTTCGTCTCGCCGCTCAGCCCGGACCACGCTCGGAGCGCGGAACTGCACTTCTGGCACATGCTCATCCGGCGCGGCCTCGTGGAGGGGGTGACCCTCGCATGAGCCGGAAGAACCGCCGGGCTCGTCTGCTGGCGTCCGGCTACTCCCCGACCATGCTCGACCGGCTGGAGAAGGAGGGCATCCCCCGGCCTCCGGCCGCCAAGGTGAAGGACTTCATCCCCTGGGGTGTGCTGGCCATGGTCAACCACCCCGAGCGGGGGCGCCACTTCCAGCGGGTGAAGCCGGACACGCTCGGGATCGTCCTGCGCGCGGTATGGGTGCCGGACGACGCCCACCCGCTCGGAGGCCGTCTCGGAAACCTCACCCTTCACCGGCGGGTCAACCTCCGCAAGGACGCCACCCCGCGCTGGATACGGGACCGGCCGCTGTACGAGTTCACGAAGGAGCCGCGCGGATGACCGGCATCGGCTGGAAGCAGGAGCGGGAGCGGCAGCATTCCCTGTACCCCGGGCAGCGTGAGGCGCTGACCCGGCGGGCCCGGGGCGACGACAACGCCCGGATCGCGGAGGCTATGCAGATCTCGAAGCCCACCGTGGCGTCGTACCTCGGCGGCGCGAAGGTGGCGCTCGGGGCCGACACGATCGACCGCGCGTATGACATCGCATGGGAACTGGGGCTCGTGCCCTACTACCGGGGAGCGTGAGCATGAAGACCGCCGAACAGCTGGCACGAGCGAAGTACACGGCCTATCTGCGGACGCAGGGCCGGGCTACGAAGGTGGACGTCGGCCCGGCCCGCGCGTACTTGCGGAAGCTGCACTTCGTCTACGGCATGTCGGCCGCGCAGCTGGCCACGAAGTGCAGCCTGTCGCAGGGCTCGATCTCGGAGATCATCGCCGGGGAGCGCCGGGGTGACTACGGCCAGCTCTACACGATCACGTCGATTTTCCGGGAGAACGCGCAGTCCGTCATGGCGATCGAGCCGGAGATCTCCACCGACCGGGGCGGCACGCGTGTAAACGCCATTGGTACGACACGCCGGATGCAGGGCCTCGCGGCCATGGGCTACCCGGTGCGGTGGCAGGGGGAACAGGTCGGCTTCTTCGGGCAGACGATCTACCTCACCGCGCAGGGGAAGCGGAAGATCGTCTACTTCTCGACCGCTTACAAGATCAAGACGCTGTACGAGAAGCTGGAGAACGACCCGCACCCGGAGGCCCACGGCATCCTCCCCGGGAAGGCGTCGCTCACCCGCACCTACGCGCTCCGCAACGGCTATGTCCGGCCGATCTTCTGGGACTGGGACACGATCGACGACCCCGACGGCTTCCCGGACTTCACCGGCGCGTGTGGCACTCCGCAGGGGTCGCAGGCACACCGCCGGAAGGGCATCCTGCCGGTCTGTCAGCCGTGCAAGGACGCGACGGCGGCACAACGGCGGGAGCAGCGCGGTGCATGAGCTGGAGCGGCTGGCGAAGGCGTGGGCGGCATGTGTGGCCGCCTGCGCCGTGGTGTGGGCCGGAGCGACGATCGCGGCCCGGGTGCTGGACAAGCGCGACGGCAGCAAGGTACTGTAGATCTATGCACAGCGAGACGTGCGAACACCTGCGGGACACCCACCCGCGCACGCTGGCCGACGGCCGCGTGATCATCATCACCGATTGCCGCCGATGCGGCATGGAGTGGACCCCCAAGGAGAACGGCTGATGACTGAACGTCCCGTGTCCTACAGCGAGTTGGACACGTTCCGGCAGTGCCCGATGAAGTGGGACCTCGGGTACCGGCAGGGCTACAAGCCCGTCACTGAGAAGGAAGCGTTCCGGCTCGGGCACATCTGGCACGAGATCATGGAGCGCCACTACCTGACGATCAAGGA